CTCCTATCAGGTATAACCTACTTGTTAGTGGTTTCCAATCCTAACTTCCTTTCCCAAACGGAAAGGGTTGAGGAAGGATCCTTAGTCATCTCGAAAGGCAAATCACAGGGATCGCTCTCTGTGAGCACCTCATCGAGATTCTTACCGAGAATCCTATACCAAGGGACCAAAAAGTCCCCTAGATAGGCCTTAGTAAGTGCTATTGACCTCTGGTCGAGGTCATCACAAAGAGAACACACCAGATTTGGTGTATCTCTAAGTGTTTGGGTATAGCTATCACTTGCAAAAAGCAAGCGAATGCTTGTCCCCGTATAGCTCGTGACTAACCGACGCGCTTCCTTTGGTTCCCATAACCAAGGGTGAGAATTGAGACGAGTCTCAAGACTTTCCCCGTTAGGGTTCCAACCGAATCCACCTAGACATTCTGGTAGAGAAGAAATCTTCTCAACCACCTGCCTTTGGCGTTTTCGGAGGAGGCGTATCGCTCGAGGTCCAATATTACGGCAAGTATCAAGGAAAGAATCGTCAGAAACGATCCTCCACTTGTACTGCGGTATTACAGATTTCTCTGTAATAACCTTCCCAGCAAACTCGCAAAGTTTGCTGGAAACGATAGTCTTGGACGTAGAAACTGGACAATGCAACATCCCCAATAAGGAGATATAACATTGTGCCAGCTTCTCATCGAGGATCACAACATCGTCACCAAGGATATAGAAGGAGTCATTATGACCTCCAGCTAATCCAAGGAGTAGACATCCATGGGTCAAGGCAAAGGAGCCAAACGATGGGTATAAACCCAACGGTTGACCTCTTTTCCACGATACCAGACCAAAATCTGGCATCTCCCAGGTTCCCTGAGAAATCTCAGAGAACAAGTCTACCATATCAAGGGGCAGAAACTTCTTGAGGAGATGCAATTGCATCTCTAACGGGAAGTAATCTGTTGCACCTGATAGGTCGATGGAGTGAACCACACCACCTAGAGAAAGATGTTTCTGTATAACAGAAACACCTTTGGATTGGTTAAATGTACAATCCCAAGGCAAATGCCTAAGGATATTGTACAACGTATCACCAACAGGTTTTAACACCTGCTGGAAGACACGCCCAGGATTGGCTACGGCACGAAGCTTGTAACCAGGTTCCTGTATTAAACCTATCCGGCCAACAAGGAACTCCTCGGAGTACTCAGGCATAGGACCGTAAGGTCCTGTTCCTTTGTATAACCAAGTATTCCACCAGTCAAGACCCATCATGATTTTATCATAATGTATCTTGAAACGCTGGTAATGTTGGCGGCCCTTAGAGGTGAACCAAAGGTACTGCAAGGAGTCAATGACCCCTTGATCCTCTGGAACACTTCTTCCGATAACTGGAGCCCTTCGATTTGGAGAAGGAAGGAACTCAGTTAAAGGCCTAACCTCAGGAAGGTACTTAACGGGTCGAAGACCCATTATGTTAGATCCTTTATCAAGGATCTCCTTGCCAAGGTTAAGGGCATCTCTGGGAGGAGGATTAGCCAGGACTCCATCCAGGAACTTCTGTCGTTGTTTAGGGGTCACACCCTTCGCAATGAACCAGGAGTAAACCTGAATGAGTTGGATTACGGAATTAAATGAGTTGTCATCAGACAACGCATTTCTTTCCAAGGTGCCAATTATCCCGGAAAACCGGGATCGGCGGCCTCGTTTTACCCAGGTGGAGACAGGTGATAAGCCTGCCTTCATTCGGATAATATCCAGCTTGATAGACTTTAGTCTATCAATTGTCCATTCCTCACCGGACCTCTCAACCCAGTCTACCACTTTCGTGATGAACTGTGAAGAGACCGACCGGGATACAGGAAGGCTATATGCCCTGAAGAGGAGCTCCCGTTTAAGTTGAGCAATACTGCTCATAGTAATCCTCCCAATTGGGATGTTTTACAACTTAGACGTAAGGAGCCACCTTACCTCAGGGTATAACCAACACCCGTGGTGTGTTTTGGGAAGGTGAACTATTCGTCAGACGCAAGATCAGGATTATCAAGAAGAGCAGATCTTTCGATAAGCTTTTCCACGATAACCTTGAGGTTGCGAGGTAGGATGTCAACAGATACTATCTGAGCACAAATGCTCCGGTAGTCAGAAGCGAGTTCAACAACATCAGAGGAATCCACAGAGGGGACGGAAGTCCCTTGTGATTGCTCAAGAAGCTGTTTAATCTCTCTTTCTACGAAATCCTTAAGCTTACCGTTAGGTAAGTTTGGGATTCGTTTCTGTTGCTTCCCAGCCCACTCAAGAGTCTGGATCATTCGATCAAGGTTTCTAATACCTTCATCATTTGGTACAGGACTCATGTCATCTGAACGCATAATTCAC